AAAAATAATTAGAAAATTAGGTTTTGAAAAAAGAAGAGTAATTAAAGAAATCACTGGAGATTTAATCAAACATTACGACACAGCAGACCAAGCACTAACTGCGTATCTTACCAGAGTAAACCACCAATTTCACATAAGAAATTTTCTAGGTAAAAGAGTAGATAATACAGAGTTACTAGATGAGGACATAATACAAGATAGCATAGGTAATCTTGTAGCTAGATTAGAAAAAGAGGGAGAGTTAAGAGCGGGTGCTTCTACTGAAATTAGAGATTTATTAAGAGCTAGATTTATAGGTGGAGAACGAGGAAGTGATTATTGGATTCAAAAAGCTAGAGATTTTGGTTATATAACTACGCTAGGTAATCCTCATTCTGCTTTAACTCAGCTTGGAGATATAGGAACTTCTCTCTTTCTTCATGGTGCTTGGAATACATCAACAGCAATAGTAAAAACATTAACAGGTAAAAACCCAGTAAAGTATTCTGACTTTGGTACTGATGTTATGGCAGAATTAACTCATGCGGGAGCTATTAATTCATTTTCTAGAAAAACCTTAGATTTCTCATTAAGGAAGGGTGGATTTAGAGCTATTGATATGCTTGGTAAAAATGTAAACATAAATGCTTCTCTGACAAAATGGTCTAAAATGAGTAAAAGTCCTAAGTTAGAAGCAAATTTCAGAGCTAGGTTTAAAAACTCATATAGTGACATAGAGTTAGATAAGTTGGTAGACGATTTTAAAAACTTTGAAAATAGCGGAGCAGTAACAAGTGATATGAATTATGTAACTTTTACTGAGTTACTTGACGCTCAACCAATAGCTTTGTCCTCTCTACCAGAAGCGTACTTAGCTAATCCAAACGGAAGACTTTGGTATCAATTAAAAACGTTTGCTCTTAAACAAGTAGACTTAGTACGTAGAACTATAGTAAAAAAAGCTAGTCAAGGAGACCTTGTAGGAGCTACTGCTGACGCTATGAGGTACTCTATAATGGTTGGTGGCACTAACACAGCGTCTACAGCCTTAAAAGACACAATAAGAGACGTACTAAGTGGAGATAAAGAAGCTCTTGATACCTTTGAAGAAACGTTAGATAACGACCCATACTTAGTAAAAGAAATTGCTAAGAATACAATAAAGGTAATGGGATTTGACCCTGATAGAGCGGGTTATGGAGAAGCTGTTAGCTTTACTCCCGCACCTTTTGACGTAGGAGCGGGAATAGTGGCAGACGTAGCTGACGCAGATTTGGCTAACACACTCAAGTATGTACCTATTGTTGGTAGATGGTTATACTATTACATAGATTCAGAAGAAACCTCTAGAGGATTTGGCGGTGGTACACAAAGAGGGTTTAAAGGTGGTTTCTAAATCTCACAAGCTCCCGCAGTACAAGCTAACTCTTGACTACTTGTAGTATAATCAAGTTCCTCATTAAGCTCAGTCCAATCAATGTCTTTAGGCATTTCTTTATATAACTCTTTATACTTTTCCTCATCTATCTCCTCATACGGAGCATCTTGATACACATGGTCTGTATGTGGCAGAAAACTAATTCCACTCATAGACTCAAAGTTATCATATACCCAAGACATAGCGGGTAGAAATTCCTTTTCTTTATAATAGATAGTAACACTTGGTTTGTGTTCACACCAATGTTCAGCATATATCTTCCACAACTCTAATTGTTTCATAGCTCCATAGTCGTCTCTCATAATAGAGCTACTTGGAGACTGTATTGGAAAACTAAAAACATACATATCATTAGGTTTCTCTGGTGCATCTTTATGTGGTATTCCTTTTCCTATCATAAATTTACTTAGTGGGTCTTTCTTGTCTCCTCTAACATTCCGTATATAGTAAGAGCTATAACGAGGGTGTATGCCAGAGGAAGTATTACACAACTGACTAACAGTACCACTAGGCTTAACACAAGTGATAGCAACGCTCTCAGGAATTTTAAGCCTATTTGCCCAATCTTTGTTAGTTTCAATGGACACCTCTCTTAGTTCTTGTAATTTGTTTGGTAATTGCTTATTGTTTGGGTCGCCTAGAGAAGCGTGGTCTAGTATGCCAGTTAAACTGACACCTAGTAACCTTTCCTCATCACAGTTATTCTTGTAGTCTTTTGAAAGAAATCTAAAATCTGTCAAGGTAGATTGCAAAGTACCTAGAATGGTGGCTACTCTAACTTTCTCTTTTAATCTCTCTTGACTATCTCCCGCACGTACAATAACCTCAGATAAGTTACAAAATTCTGAATCCCTGAGAATTATCTCTGAGCAAGGATTCGTTCCAAACTTATGCTCATGTTCTCTACGTCCATTTCTTTCTGCTACACGTTGAGCCGATGGTACAGAATAGATACCACGCTCTCCAGACTTTGATTCATACAAACTAGCACACTCGTCTAAGAACACACTTAGAGCGGGTGTACTCATATAAGACACAGAGTTATTTGCTAACGCTCTGTGTGGGTGGTCTAACCACCATTGTCCACTCTTAGCTTTCTGCATTTCTCTATCGTCTAAATCAGATAAAGATATTAGAGCAGACCTACGCACTCCACCTACTACCACAATGTCTGCAATCTTACAGACTATATCGTGTACTTCAATAGGTTTAAGTTTTCTACCTTTAGCGTTTTGAAATACCTCTACGCAGAATTTAAACAACTCAACTAAGGGTTCAGCACCACTAGCTCTACCGCCAAAAGTTTTTAATGGCATACCCGCTTTTCTTACTCTACTTATATCCCACTTAGGTATTTGTCCTGAGTATAGTAAAGTTATAATTTCTTTAAAAGACTTAGACCAACCTATCTTACTATCTGGTACACAAACAATAGTGTCGGTAGGGTGGAAGTCCTCTGCAACAGTTGGAAGTTTATCTACTTCAGATTTGCATACAGAGAACCCCACTCCTGTTCCGCACATTAATATATACATGATTTCGCTAAATTTTCTAGCGTTATCCATAGCAACAAAGCAACAATTATATCCCGCAACATTATCTTTATCTAATGCTTCTCCCGCAGTCATAAGGCAACGCATAGATGGCATTACTTTTTTATCTAAGATAAACTGTTTACACTCATCTAACTCAGCGTGATGCTTAGTAGGAACTCTCTTTTTCCAAAAAGATATGTACCTATCTACTGTTTCTTGCCAAGTCTCTCTACGTTTCTTATCTGGTAAATACCTTGCGTATCTACTCTGGTGTATGTAGTCTTCGTATAGATATTTGTTGCGTACCTTATTGCTATCTGTCATATATTAAATGTCCTCTAAAATATTAGCATCATCTGGTAAATCTGGTAGTTCTCTCCAACCCATTTTAGTTGTTCGTAACTGTCCACTCCAACTTAAAGTATATTCATGTGTATATACTTCTTCGTATAACTTTCCCGCTCTTTGTGCAAACCTACCAGTAGAGCTACCAATAGTTCTTTTGACTAGAGCATCTTCTGTTTCTTTTCCTGTCATGTACTTTCTCCTACATCAAATTTATATAAGTTGTCTACTAACTTATCTTCAAAAGAATCAAGAAGTTCCTCAGTAGTTATCTCAAGAACTTCTATGATTAAATCAGGGTCGTACTCTAAGATTATCTTCTCCTTGATTTCTTCAAGAGTAAGTGTCATGGTTAGGCACTTCTTATCTCAGGAGTAAGAATCTTCTTAGCACTCCTAGCTCTTGGGTACGAATCACAATCTAAACAATGGTATCTGTCATAGATTCTAGTGTGAGCAATAACCTCTCCTTTGTACCTCAAGTTCTTTGAACCACAATATGAGCAACACTTCTCTGTCTTGTTCAATAGATTCAAGTTCGGGTGGTTTACAACCAAAGGTCTTATCTTTTCATACGCTTGTTCTAATACTAACACATCATACTTACAATGGTCGCGTACATATTTAATAGCAGACTTATTTCCCGCTATCGCTTTTCTCCAATTCTTAGGACAAATAGCTGTCTTAGCATCTGGTAACTCTAAGAACGATTGCACAGTAGCCAACCTATTGTTATTTAAACACATCTTATACCTAGCTGTTCTCCAACCATCTATGTGTGGTGTATTTGGTATAGTTGGTAATCCGTGGTCTAGCAACCTAGTCTGTATAAAAGGAACATCAAACCTTATGCCGTACCAAGTTATCCAAGCATCTGCATCAGATAGTATCTTAGATATATCTTTACATAGCAAGTAATCATTAGTCGGGTCTTTCTTAAACGCTGACGGATAGTCAGATATACTAAGAACTTTAGTTCTTTTACTTCCTAACTCTTTGTAACCAAAGCAAAGAATGTGTCCAAAGTTTGCTTTTAAGTTTGTTGTTTCTATGTCAAATACAATTATTCCTGACATTATGTCCACTCCTTAGGAATAGAGCCTACTGCATACTCGATGCCTTGTTGTACGCACCAATCGCTGTACCTTTTCTTCCTAGTTTTTGTTAAAAAATTATCTTGCATAAAAACAATCCTTAAATCTTTGCTTGGATTAGATTTTATTACAGCTTTTATTTTAGTCCTCATCTTTGGAGTAAAGTTTCCTTTAGCTTCCACAACAACCCCAGAGGGTAGAAAAAAATCAGGAGTGTATATACGAGTCTCATACACCTCTGCACTCCCGCAAGCAGAGCAAGTAGCATTATAAGGTTTTATTTTATATTTCCACTTCTCTGATTCGTATGAGAATTTAACTTTCATCTTAGTTAATTCTTTACCAAGACGTATTTCAAATTTACTTTTACCCTTAAACTTCACGTTCTTCTATATCCATGAAATCAACTTTGTTGCAATTCAATATTGTATGTATAGCATCTGAGCTATCAGACCAGAAACCTAACAAACCTACCCCAACATCTACCATAGGAACAAAACCACAACATATAATTTGTATGGTTTTACCAGAGGTAAACACAACATTTATATTATACTCTTTATTTCCTGTTGGTTCATCTTCTTTAGGTTTGGGAAAATTTAAAAGTCTAAGTTTGGAGTCCACATTTCCCTGTTCTTTCTCCTTATCCATAGTAGTCTCCCATTATTTATTAAATCTTCTTTGGTAAAACCCGCTCTTTCGTATTGCTCAAGAGCAACTTTTAATAATTCTTTTTCTTCTTCTATTCCGTCTAATATTTTAGATGCTTTCTTATTTCCTATACCCTTAATACCTTGTATGTTATCTACTCTATCTCCAGTAAGTAATTGTATATAGAAAGATTTTATAGCTTGTTCCTCTGATATTTCATAAGGTTCTTTATTCTTTGTCCAATTATAATGTAACCCACTAATCATATCTAAGTCTTTATCCTTAGTGCATATAACTGTATCTCCGTAAGGTCTTGACGATTGCTCAATACCCATAGCATCATCAGCTTCCTCTCCATTTGTAATTATAGTGTTATAATTTGCTAATAAAAATTCTATAATCTCTTTGTACTGAGTAGGTTTGTGGCTTTTATCTCTATTGCCTTTGTACTCTAGCGGAGAGGGTATCTCATTTCTAAAATTAGTTTTACCTGTTAAATATATTACTAATTGTTTAGTGTCTGTTTCCTTTAAAATTTTATTTAATACTAACTTAACATTATGTAAGGTGTGAGATAACGGACTAGATGAATATTTTAGTTCTAGTTTTTCTTTATCTAATCCGTTATCATCACAGTATTCCTTTGCTTCTTTAGCGTAAGAAAATATAGTTCCATCTGGACAATGCCACTCTCGTACATCAGAAGCAAAACCGCAACTATAAACTATAATATCTCCGTCAACTAAAGCAGTTCGTGGCATTATGACTCCATTAAATCCTTAATATCATCGCCAGAAGTATAGTATTCTATCTTACGAGCAAGGTCTAACACAGACTCAGGGTCGATTTGTACCTCTGCACCAGAATTACTCATAGAAGTAAGTACCTCAGTTGATGCACTAACAGCGTGTCTCCTAATAATACTACGCTCTTTATCCATAGAACCTATTGGAAAAGCTACCATTTTTTTCTCTCCTGTTTTTTCGTCTTTAACCTCAGTTCCACTAAGAACTTCAATAGTTCCCTCTATATTCTTATAGACTCTACCGCCTGATTCTTTCTCCTTTACCTTAAACTTTACTGTGTCCTTGTACCTAGCATCATGCTGTGGTAAGAAAGAATTGTACCATTCTCCATCAATTTTAAATCCTTTTTGGTTCTTTGATACTGACTCTAATACTCCTTCTACTTCATAAACCGCACTCATATCTAAACTCCTTTAAATTAATATATTTTTTATAATACCCCTATATTATAACACTATATATTGCGTATGTCAACCCCTTTATACTGCATAAAAGGTAGGTCAACCTTTTTCATGCAATCCCAACTACCACCTGATTTTATCTCTATTTCTAATGGAACAGGTAGCTCTATATTATACCTCTTTTTAAGAATTTCCGTAGTTCTATCCAACATCGCCCACGTTAGTAACTTACACGCTTTGGTGTGGTTTTCCTCTGACACGTCTAACATAATATTGTCG